AACTCGTTCTTCATCGTTTCTTTGATGTCCGTGATTTTAGCCATTACTTCCTCTTTGTGTTTTACCAAGTTGTCTGGTTCGATACCCGTCCAAAGTGTGAAGTGTTTACGTTGTACAATCTTTGGGTTGTCCTCAAAAAAGATTTGAAGAACATTGTATCCAAGATTAAACGCATTGTTCGCAATCTTTGTTAGGATGGTTGTCTTACCAACACCTGTGGGTGCTAAGATAACACCAATTTCTCCTTTTGCCAAACCACCTTTAAGTAATCTGTCAATACCTGGTATTCCAATCGCAATTGGGTGACGGAAATCTTCATCAAGTACGGTGTCAAGGTTAGAGAAGATATCAGTTGTTCCTGTATCTCTTTCCCCAACCTGAAGAGCTTCACGTACCAAACCTTCAACTTTGTCATAAGATTCAAAGTCACCTTCGGTAATGATTTTTTGGGCTTTGTCCATCGCCTTCTGTAATTCTTGTTGTTTACAGAACTTCAACGCTTTTTCTTGAACGAACATTGTTCCTTCAAATGGAGCGTCTTTTACTTGTTTGATGGTGTCAAGGACAATTTTTGCAACTAATTCTTGTGAAATTTCAGATTTTACAATCTGTTCAAGAGTATCGAAATTAGGGGTTGATTGGTATTTGGCGTGGTACTCCTTGGTCATTTGCAAGATAATCTTGAAGTATTTGTTATCAAAATAAGAACTCTCAATTACATCCATAATTGATGTTGAAAATTCTTTGTCCACGATAAGTTGGTTTAAAAGTTGTATTTGGAATGTATTCCCTAAGTAGTCAAAATTCTTGTTCATATTGTATTTTTTCTTTCGTCTGTTTTATTAAATATACCTTACTTTAAGTCAAAGCCCAAATAATCAAAAGATAATTTTTGACCTGAAAAAATGTCAGTTAATTCACGTAAAACGTCTTTAAGAAATGGTCGTACATCAACCGTATAACGAACTTTTGGTGGGAACAATTTTCCGTCAAAATATCTATGACAAATTGTCTGTTCTCCAATTCTAACATAAATGTTGAATTGCTCACTTCCTTCAGTGAACGATGTGTCCATGATTGAAGGGTCAGTTACGATTGCGTCTTTGTTGTCCATCATGTACACAACAGTTTTCATCTTAAGGTTGTACTCAAGTTCTTCTTTAAGTCGTTTAATGAAGTCGTATAACTCCAAAGAATTTTTTGCTTTTGGGTTATACCCACGAACATTGAAAAATCTTTGAACCACGATGTTGTCATTCAACGTCAATAAGAATTCCATTTTGGTGCTGTCTTGCTCTTTCATAATTTAATTTTTGTTTGTATTTCTTTTTTCTTTTCTTGTTAGTTTCATAAATGGTGTGAGGAAGTTAACCCAAGCTTCATCGTTCTTGGGTAGATACTTAAAGAGACCATCTTCCATCATCATTCTCATTAAGTTTTTATATCCCCTATCTGTAGGGTCTATAGTGTCGGTTAAAATTTGTTCAACTAATTCTTTTCCATCGGCAGTGATTAAAGGGTTTGTAAGGTCGACTATCTTTTTGTTGGTTGTATAAAACTCTTCTCCAAATATAGTTGATTTAGTTTTACCAGTCAAAAGATTTGTCAATGTTTTGGAAGGTTTCTCTTGCGGGAGATTTCGTGCATAATCCAAGATTTCTTCGATAGTGCATGGTTTTTCCTGCAATTGTGGGAATAACTTAACCAAAGTTTTTTCTCCAAGTCCTTGAATACCATCAATGTTATCGGACTTGTCTCCTGTAAATACTTTAGTTACCAATACATTATAGTGAGGTATGTCCACCTTGTTGATGGAAATCATATCTCCGTTTTTAAAGTATTGTTTTGTGATTGGCGAGTAGATGGTCACGTTCTCGGAGATAAGTTGTGTAAGGTCCTTATCCGCAGAAAAAATGATAATCTTTTCGTCTTTAGATATTCTACAATAATGTGCGATGAGGTCATCAGCTTCATTATCTTCAACTTCAAGTTGCCTTACAAAAATTTCTTCGAGATATTGTTTAACACGAGCTCTTTGATACAAATACGATTCGTATTTATATTCATTCATACTCTCTCGTCTGTTCTCTTTATACTGGGGGTATATAGATTTTCTGATAGATGAATTTGATTCACCATCCCAAAATACAACAACCTTATCATGGTTGTGTTCTTCAAGGAATTTACGGAGTATATTCACAAAGTGAAATACTCCGCCCACGTGGTCTCCGTTGTTGAAAACATCTTTGGCTCCGTGGAATCCTATCTTAAATAAATTATTACCGTCTACTAATAGTGTCTTAATCACATTTGTGATTTAAAGGGTGAAACAATATATTAATCCTCTTTTTCTTCTTTTAATTCAAAATCAATTGAATTAACTCCAAGAATATCTTTCCAATATTCTGCATATTCTTTCTTGTAGTTTTCAATCGAAGCTTTCTCTTCAGACGCTTCTTTACCCGCCAAGAATCCGTGTGGTGTCACAATAATCTTTCCGTCCTCATAACCCAAACCATTGATGTGGTTTTTCATTACAGATACTTTTGTTCTGATTGCAAACTTAACACTTCTTTTGTCTTTTGTTGCGGTAATCTTGTTTGTTCCCGCACCTTTTTGATTACCAAATAAGAACACCAAAGATGAGTTTAACCAAATAGCCTCACCACCTTTAGCTTTAATTTTTGGTTGACCAAATGGATTGTCAGGTAATTCAACCCAAGGTTGATTAACAATAACTAATGTGTTTTCGTATTTTGAATCAGATTTACGTGAACCTGAAATACGTTGGTTGATACCCATACCTATCTTATCTGCTAATACAGATGCATTGTGTTGTTTACCACCTTTACCATCAAATGTCATCTTACAAGGAACTGAACCAACTGAATCCCACAAGAATAATAAACTGTAATCCAATTCACCTTTTTCTTGTGCATCTAACAAACTATTAATGTAGTCAGTAATTTGTTCAATGTAATCAAAATCATTGTTAAAGATGTAAAAACCATCCCAATCAATTTCACCTGTTTCAGTATCAACAACCTCATCACATTCAAAACCCATAAGTTTTGCGTGTTCAAAAGACCATTTCTGTTCTGTAATAATGAATACAGGTAGAATACCTTTCTTTTGAGCATCAACGGCAGCTTTAACCAACGCAGTTGTTTTACCTGTGTCAGAGTGACCCAAGAACATATTTAAGTGCCCAATCGCAGGACCTGGTAGTCCAACAGCGTCCAAGAAGTCAGGACCTAAATCAAAAAATCTTTGTGGTTTGTATTTAGCCGAAGTAGAGAATTTTTTCTTTACCGCACTAAAATCGTTCTTTTTAATTGCCATAATGTCTTGAATAAAATTCTTTTAGGGTTACAAGTTTATCCGAAGCGTTTGCAAGTTTTTCAACAAAATTATCCATTTCTTCCAAGTGTTGAGGGTGTTCCCCAATTCCTACCGCGTTCTCCATATAAACCATTAATGTTGCCTCAGCTTCAGCAACTTCACTCTCGTATTTCAATACAAGAGATTCAAACATTCTTTTTCCTATTCTATTTTCCATGTGTTTTTTTTATAAAAGAAAAGAGCTTGGACACTACGTCTAAGTAAATGTCCAAGCTCAGTTTAATTAGAATGGTAGTTCAGAGTCAACCTCGTCGTTAGCCTGTGGGTCAACGATTGGTGCAGATTTACCACCACCGATTGATGTTGTAGATTCTGTATCGTTCAAGTATACATAACCACCTTTTTCACTATCCCATTTTGGAGTTTCTCCACGAGCAATTGCTTCAAGATAGTCAACAGGTTTTTTGGAATATACGTCCATCCAAGTCATTTCGTCATTAATCCAAGCATCACCTTGAGCTTTGTCTTCATGAACAGGAGCTGGGTCATCGTACATGATTGTAGAAATACTTGTGTATTCTTTACCTGCTGGTGTTTTAGATTTTGTCAATTCGATAACAAGGTCACGTCCTTTTTCAGGGTCAGTGATATCACCTTTGTTTCTCCAAATTGGAATGATTTTATCCAAGATACCGTCATTCTTATAGTTGTGTTTAAATCTCCAAAATTTAACACCATCTTCTTCGTGGTCACGGTCAATAACCTTAACGATGTAGAATTTACGAGATTTGTATTGTTTTGCCAATTCTTTGTCTGACTCTTTACCCGTAGACATCAACTCCTCGTAAACCTCATTCAAAGGTGAACGCTCGTTGTCATTTTTTCCTGGGTCATAGAATTTGTTCCACTGACCACCAACTTGAATTTCGTGGTACCATGCTTCTTTGAATGGTGAAGAACCATCTGGTGTTGGTAGGATACGTACTCTACGTTGTCCTGATTTTTCCTTGTCGGAAAGAATACAAGCGAAATACTTTTTCATTCTTTCGTCTTGTGACATTTTACTTTGGGCCCCGCCCCCTTGTTGTGCTTTTTCGTACTGTGCCAATACGGCGTCTAATGAACTCATCATGTTTTTTATATATTTAAGTTTAATTTGTTCTACAAATATAGTCTAGTTTTACCACTTTGTCAAATAAAAAAAGGTCACCTTTTGAGTGACCTTACATTTTATTGTTGTGTTTGTTATTTGTATTTGAACTCGTCCTCAAATCCATTTGATTTGTTTTGGAAAGAATTCTTAATATCATTAACATTGATGTCAGTCACGTCATCAGGTGTTAAAACATAATCATTTTTTCCTGTCTTTTCCATCTCTTCCGATTTATCATCGAAAAATTGTGATAATTTTTGATTGAATGGGTATGAATCATAGCTTCTTAACTCCAATTTTTCTTGTGGAGTTTTTTCTCTGTATTTCTCAATTTTGTTTTCAAGAGCATTTAACTTGTTCATGATTGCATCCATCTCACCTAATCTTGATTCCAATTTACCTAATTGTCCAAACAAGTTTTCAAAGTATTCATCTTGTTTTGATTGAGTATCTTTTTGAGCGGTAACCAATTCAGTAATATCAAGTTCTTCACTATCAACACCTTCATCTGCACCTTTTTCCATTGAATCTCCCTCATCGTCAATTTTTTCAACATCAGGGTCGCTCTCAACGTCAATAGGTTCTGCTGCTCCTGCTTCAGGTGCTGGTGCTTCGCCACCTGGAGGTGGTGGAGGAACCGCTCCCGCATCAGCAGGTGGTGGTGGAGGTGCCGCTCCCGCATCGGGTGCCAACGCCGCTAAATCATCAGGTGCTGGTTCAGCCGCTTGCTCCAAGATATATTTATTTATACTTCTATATCTTTCGATTTCACTTAATATTTTTCTGTCTATACTCATTGTATTAGCCGTTTAATAATTGTTTTATACCTTTAGATGTTTCAACTCTAACTTTTCTGTTGGCGGTTGTTTGGTGTCCAGCTCTTTCAATAAGACCATCTCTTTCTCTTACAGTATAACAATCTCCTGTATCTAAGTCACAAACTTGTTTAGTTCCGTCACCGTTATCTTCTTGAGAAAATCTTGTAGATTTACCAAGGTAGTTGTCTAATGCTGATTTAATATCCATAATTATGTTTCTATATAAATATATCGTTATTTGTTAAATTTATGGTATGATTACATTGGAGAACCATTGAGTGACTGACTGAGTTGGAGGAGTCGTTGGTGTTATAGTGTTTGCTAATATTTTAATTTTGTAATTAATTACACAATCTGTTGGTATTGTTCCTCCATTATTATTAATTTCATAAATAACCCCACCATCTTCAATATAAAATTCAGTGAATGTACTATTAGTATATGCATCCATTAAATTAACAACTCCTTGACTAATAACAGTTTGAACTGTCGTATTGTTTGATGAAACAGTTGTTTGAACCACTTCATAACTTAAGTATGGTGATAATGGGTCACTTAATATTTCCCAATCATTGATTAATGGTGTATTAATTCCAATCTTAGTATAACCAGGAGTATAGATAGTATTAACCTCAGTAATACCTGTCATAGTTACAGGTCCTGTTTGTTGTGGTTGTGTATTACTATTTGGTAATACATTTGGCGCTACTGTTGGTGGTGCCGCAGATGTTTGTAATGGATTATATGTAAACGTTGTTGTACTTGAACCATCACCATATACACTCTTAACAGTTATTACATTGTTTTGAGGTACTGTTGTATTACTAAACGGAACAATAACAACGACATTAGTTTCACTATTAATAGTAATTCCTGTAATTACTGTAATACCGTTTATTGTAATGCCAGTTACTGAACCTAAGTCATTACCAATAATGTTAACTATTGTACCCTTAACACCAATTGACGGAGTGAACGAAGTGATTGATGGTGGTAAACATATTGGCGGTGGAAGTGTTGTTGTATTCAAATTATTGGTTGCACCTGCACCTACATTGGCAATTTGTTGTTCTTGAGCTTTATTAGCAGCTTTAACATCAGAATTCGCATCACCACTTAATTGAGCCTTGTTAGCGGATTTTAATCCTTTTATAACGGTTTCTTTTAATGTTTTAAATTCATCTTGATTTTCATCAAAATACTTTGGTGATATGTTAGGATTCTCACTTGTTGCTGGTGTCCAATAACAAGCGTAATATTTTGGTACACCTAATGGTGCGTTTCCATTTTCACCAAATAAAATACGGTTAACATTTGGTCCCAATCTTGCAATCATAAAATCAAGGAATGTGTCAAGGTTAGCAAAGTTAGCGATTGGTGTGGACGATTTTGTGTTATCATATGACCCATTTGCATTTGAGATAGAAACACACGACGCCTGTTTTTGTATAAAATAATTTCTCCCAACCGTACCCCAATACACACTTAATTCAGCATTTACAAAGTTATTATTATAACCATAGAACTTATCGGTATTAAACGTTTTAATATAACACATTAAATAAATAATGATTTGCAAGTTGACATCGTTAGTTTTTGCAATAATCGCATCGGCTAATTGTTTTTCTGTTAATCCAGTTGTTGCGGATTCAACAAAATCACCCCAAGTAACGTAGTTAGTGTCTAAAGATAATGTACAACTATTTGATGCCGCTGCTGCATTATCTCCAGCTTGTTGTAATTGAGCGGTTTTATTAATATTAGTTTCAGGTTTAACAGGTATATTTTCTTTTTTCTTTAATATAGCACTCTCAATCTGAGTTAATAAATTTTGATTTAAACTTTGTAATAAATTATCAATAGATGGTAAATCGTAAATACCTTGTCTAATTCCCGTAAAGTTTGTTTGGAATTGACCTGGTTGAATTGTGTGATTAACCTCAGTTATTAAGTAAGGCCCATTAAACATTGGGACGTGTCTTAAATTAAAGTACATCGTTGGTTGTAATAAGGCATTACCCAAACAAACAACTTGACATTGATAACTTCTTTTTTTGTATAGGTTATATAACCCTACGTTTTGTGTTGCAACATTTTTACCATTTGCTTGGTCAACCATATTAATTTGAGTTTGTATCGATTCTGAAGTTGCTTTACCACTATCCATAGAAACATCAAACGAATAGAAAATATTTTGATTTCTTGTTCCAATATCAACATTAAAACCAACACACTTATTTGAAAGAGCCCAATCTTGTTTACCAATCTGATTTTCAATTAATGGGTTTTCAGAAGCTCGTCGTAACTCAAACGAATCATCCCTAAATCTTGAATTACCCTTTGGTAAATCTAACTGAGCGGATGGTAATCCTGCATAGAAACAAACTACTTTTGGACTTGATTTCCTATAGTCAACATCCAAGAATGTCCCCCACATGTTGTCAGCAAACTCTAAAGAACCTTCCGCACTTTGTGAAAGAGTTGTCCCATCAGCATCTTGTACATTATAAAAATTAACGTAAGCTGGTAATGGCATTACATTAAACTTATTTTTAATTAAGATTCCACTTAAGAATGTGAAGACACTCATTTCCATATTGAATGATGATTCTTCAAAAGTTTTAGTACCTAACAGTGTATCTTTCAGTGAGAATATATCAACTAATAAAGTGTCTCCAATATTTCTTGACGCTCTATCTAAAAATAAGAAATCTTCAAATAATGTTTTATTTGAAAAGTCTCCACCAGCAATCCACTTATCATTAAGGGCTTTAAACACTTCATAGTTTTCAACTTTAGATTGTTGTCCATCTATAACACTTTGTATTTTTTTCTCAGGTAATTCTTGTTGATTAGGTAATGCAAGTCTAACTCCTGTTAAAATTTGATTTAAAAATAAATTTTGTATTGCAGTCGTACCATCTAAATAAAGTTGTAATCTTGATTTGAATTCAACACTTGTTAATGTTGGTGTAAGAAGTTTTTGTGTCGCATATTGTTTAATTAATTGTGAACATAAAACAATAT